CTGTGCCAGCGGCCAGGTGACATGCGTCAATTGCGGTGGTCCGACTATCAGAATGGTCAGTTTTCATTCACGCAAGAGAAGACACAGACCGTTGTGGACATCCCTGCATCACCCCGACTTCTCGAACGGCTTGCTAATCCACCCCGCATTGCAGTGAAAGGCACCATGCCTTTTAAACGCTACAACGACCCCACTATCATTATCTATGAACCGACAGGTCAACCCCTCACTCGTTTCTACAACAGAGTGACCGCACGTATCCGTAATGCCGCTGGTTTGCCCTTCGAGTTGCAGATGAGGGATCTTAGGCGCACCGGAGCCACTGAGATGGCCGAGGCTGGCTGCACTGAAGATGAGTTGCGGTCAGTTACTGGCCACCAAAGCCGTGATGTCCTGTCTATCTACGTCCGGCCTACCAAACGCCTGGCTCAAGCCGGTATAAACAAGAGGTTTCAAAATGTTTAACTACACAACCGACATACTGGTTGAGAATGGGGCAATCACGCTGTCTTTCCTTGATCAATACGAAGAAGAAGTATGCCCGTGCATCCGTGACGACTTCTTTGGTGACATCCAAGAAGATGACGAGGACATCACATGAGCTATACAATCATCGGGCAAGCAGGCTGCACATACTGTGACAAGGCGACAGGTATGTTGGACGCCTTGGACCTGCCTTACTTGTATTTCAACATCAGCGACAGCCCCTGGCTAAAAACCCTCATAGTAAAGGCTGGGCATAGCACAGTACCCATTATCTTTGACGCACAGGGCAAAGACCTCGGCGGCTACTCAGACTTACTACTACTTTTAAAAGGCACTACAGATGCAAGTTAAATTAATGGCATATACCCAACCCGCAGAAGCTATGGATGTAGACATCAGCGGTGTGCAGGAACTTATCGCCTACTGTGCCAAGGTCAGTAACCCACAGGGTCAGATGAACCTGGAGAGCAGTGATCGTTTGTTGGTCTACCTGATTAAGCATAAGCACTGGTCACCGTTTGAGATGGCTTCCGCCACGCTTGAGGTGCGAACCACCCGTGATATAGGCCGACAGCTACTACGCCACCGTTCACTGTCCTATCAAGAGTTCAGCCAACGCTACAGCAATGTAGAGGATATGGAAAATGCGTTCGTGATCCGGGAGGCTAGGTTGCAGGACACAAATAACCGACAGAACAGTATTGATACTGATGACCCCAAGTTGTCTGCGGAGTGGCGTATGCGACAGCAGGATGTCATCGACACAGCATCAAGGCATTACAGGTGGGCCATTGATAACGGTATTGCCAAGGAACAGGCACGGGTAGTCCTTCCAGAAGGCAACACGGCGTCTACTTTGTATGTCAATGGAACCATTCGTTCTTGGATTCACTACGTCGAACTACGCTCTGCTAATGGCACACAAAAGGAGCATATGGAATTGGCTGTGGCTGTAGGCAAAGCAATCGCTGAAATCTTCCCTATGATAGAAGATGCTAAGTGAAATAAAGAAAAACTTCCTGAAAAAGGTAGTAAGTGTCCACTTTTGCCAACTCCACCCAATTTTGGGGTAAGTTGGCAAAAATTAGTCAATGCTATCAGCGTATTGGTTGCGGGAGTAGGATTTGAACCTACGACCTTCAGGGTCGTGATTTATCTATATATATCATTTACTTAGCAGCTATTACAGTTAGTAACCTCATAGCTAAGTGGCATAATAAGTGTTGACGAATGGCATATAGTTAGTATCCTGCGGATGTGCCCGCCAGGGTGCATCTACTAACACCCCACCTAACCCGCTAGTGGAGATGTACATGAACCATTCATACAAAGATCAGTTATCAATGGTTCAGTCCATCAAGCTTAATGATGGTGATAACAAAACCATTGACTGCCCATTCTGCGGTACAGCCAAGAAGTTTACGATTGGTAAGATCGATGGGAAGCTACTGTGGAATTGCTACAGGGCGTCTTGTACGGCAGGAGGTGTGTATTCGGGACCACGGACAGCAGAAGAGATCAGGAACTATCTAGCGGGTAAACGAGCATTAACATTAACCCGCAAAACTACACCACTCCCAACAATGACCACTTCAGTAGACAACCATCCCGCAGCAGTAGATTACCTCAAATCAGTTAATAGCTACGACGCCTTTAATGAGGGATTATTGAAGGTCCGCTACGCTCCCGCAGATGACCGTGTAGTTTTCTACACACAGTGCCTTACGGGTGCTGTAGGACGGTCCCTTGGTAAGTCACTAGCTAAGTGGTGGTCTTTTGGTAATACTGCTGGAGGTATACATGTTGGTATGGGTTCTACAGCAGTGTTAGTAGAGGATGTCGCTTCCGCCTGTTCTGTAAGTAGACTGCCTGAGTATACTGGGGTTGCTATGCTAGGTACAAACATAAGCAAGCCACTCAAGACCTTACTTAATAAATACAGCAAAACTATAATAGTTCTTGACAATGACGCTACTAGTAAGGCAGTCTCGGTATCGCATGCTTTAGGTCGGTCATCTACTACTAGAATTACTAAGACTGACCTGAAGTGGCTGAATAGTGAAGAGATAAGAAAGGTACTGACGTTATGAATAATACAATACAGCCAGTCCGCTTTGATCAACTGCTTCCTTTTGGGTTGTGTGGAAAAATTGATTTTAATACTTCGGTTACTTCGTGGTTGAATCCTCCCCACGGACCGCCCATTGCCGCAGAGGAAGACTGCGCTACCAAAACCCCCCTGCAGGAGGCCCTGCATACCAAAACCCTGAAAGTATATCATGAAAGCAAGAGCGATAGTCATAATCGACTACACCATAGACGGTTCCTTCAAGGAGGCTGCTGAAGAGCAGTCAAAATTAGAATTAGCCATTGCTGAAATTGTTAAAGACAACAAAAGAGTAGTGTTCCATCAAGTGGACATGAAAGAACGTAGAGGAGATGTTCCTCCCGATATTACTAAACTCAAGTTTAGGGCCAGTTAAGCCACTGAATTAAATACATTATCAAAAATAATTAGCCTCTGCTTAATGCGGGGGCTTTTTTTTGTCAAAATTAGTTGCTACCCTAACAGTTCTCTATAAGCCGCACTCTACTAAGTGGCGTTAATAAAGGACTAAAGAATGGACCGAGCATTAATCAAGACTATCCTAAATCATGAGTTTTACGCTGAAAACAAAGTAAAACTACGGAGTTCTATCTTTTCACAGGACGAAGCTGCACTTTACGAAATCGTGGCATTAGCACATGATAAATATGACCACGACTTAACACCTACAGACATCAACACCATCTGGAAGCTAGAGAACCCGCTGGCAACTCGTACAATGCGTGAAGACTTTAGCGGTTTAGTTGATGACCTTGCTAGTCACGACGGCCTGTCAGACAGCGTAGCTAAGACTGCCATTGAAACCCTATGGCAACGAGAAGTAGGGCGTGACGTTGCTAACCTTGGCATTGCTATGGCTGAAGGTAACCTCGACGCCATGCAGTCCCTGCAGTCGTTACTTGAGCGTGTTGCAGAAGGTTACATGCCAGACGACTTTGGTGATCCCACAACTGACGATATCCACCAGCTATTGGCCGAGGCCTCCGATGATGCACGGTGGAAATTTAACATCCAATCCCTGTCGGATCATGTTTATGGCATCGGACCCTCAGAATTTGGTGTTGTGTTTGCTCTACCAGAGACAGGGAAGTCTGCCTTTGTAGTTAGCTTAATTGCTGGACCAGGTGGTTGGTGTGAGCAAGGTGCAAAGGTTTTGTTCTTGGGTAACGAAGAGGCCACACGTCGCACAAAGCTTCGTGCAATGTCTTCATGGGCAGGGATGTCTATTGAAGACATGACAGCCACCCCTGAACTAGCTAACACTCGCTACCTTGCTATCCGAGATCGTCTGATCATGAAGGACAGCCAAGAATGGGATATGTCTAAGCTAGATGCCTACTGCCGTAAGATTAAGCCTGACGTGCTTGTGATCGATCAACTCGACAAAGTAATGTTGGCCGGTAAGCACGACAGCGGACATGAGCGCCTTCGTGAGGTCTACAGACAGGCCCGTGAGTTAGCCAAACGACATGAGTGTGCGCTGATCGGTGTGAGCCAGGCATCAGACGCAGCCCGCAACCGTACTCGCCTAGACTTCAGCATGATGGAAGGCAGTAAGATCGGTAAAGCTGCGGAGGCTGATCTGATCATTGGTATCGGTAAGTCCAGCGGTGAAGAGGATGATGGCCCTGACAACACCCGCTACCTGAACGTCAGCAAGAACAAGATCTCTGGATGGCATGGAATGGTTAACTGCCAGCTTCTACCGGAGGTGTCCCGCTATGTTAAATAACGAACTTGAGATTGAACGGCTTCGCACTGCCATCCGATATGCCGAGGAATTTGCCTACTACGATGACAGCTATAATCAGACAGGCTACAAAACTCTATATAAGCTAGAGACTGCTTTGCTATTTGCAGAACACGGTGGTGAAGGGATCCAAATCCTACACGATGAGGTAATTATCGACGGCAAGTTTATCGCCACCCTCTTCAACAAGAGATGGAGGGTAAAGGGTAAAGGGACATGGTATCGCTACGGCAAACCTATGGATCTCTTGCACAAACTGCGGGGGTCAGCCGATGCTTAACGAAACCGACCTCCAAGAATACTACGAAATGCTGGACCGCAAACTGGCTGAAAGAAAGGCCACCCAGACTCACTACCATACAGATCGACAGATAGCCCTCCTTCAGGAACTAATCCGTGTTCAACAGCAGATGTTAAGGTTTCACCTATGAAGGTTCTGGTCATAGACCTCGAAACCACCGTCCAGAAGATCGAAGATAAAACTGACAACAGCCCATTCAATCCAGCAAATCGTTGTGTCTCAGCACATTTCGGTTGGCTGGGTGCCACTACTGTGGATGCTGTCACCAATCTCGTATTCGGACATAACGAAATGTTACAACCAGACCGCCGTGACAGGCTGGAAGAGGCGTTAGCTGAAGCTGATGTTATGGTTGCTCACAATGCTAAGTTCGATATCAATTGGCTGACCGAGATGGGCTTCACCATACCGCCTGTGGTCCGCTGTACGATGATCGGAGAATACATCCTGGCCAAGGGTCAGCGCCAGCAACTATCCCTGAAGGCTACTGCTGAACGCAGGGATGTTACTCGCAAGAAGTCCGACCTGGTTGATGACCTGTTTAAAAGTGGCACCGGCTTTGAGGCTATGCCGCTTGCGACTGTCATTGAGTATGCTGAAGCTGACGTTATTGCGTGTGGTGAAATCTACCTCGCACAGGAAGTGGACTTTTCACAGGAACACAACCAATCCCTGACTACGATTGTAGACCTGATGAACGAGATGCTGATGTTTCTCGTTGAGATTGAATGCAACGGAACCTACATCGATCTCGACGTTCTTGCTGTGGTGGAAGCGGAGTTTGTTGCTGAGAAGGCAGAGCTAGAGACGGCACTGCGGGAGATCATCGATGATGTGATGGGCGACACACCAATCAACCTGAACAGCGGTGCTGACATGACAAAGGTTGTCTACAGCCGGTCAGTAAACAATCGTCATCTACATCAGCAAGTATGGAACATTGGCCTTAACGCTGATGGCCGTCCTTTATATCCTCCACGGATGTCTGCTGCAGAGTTTGCTAAAGCTGTAAGGTCCACCACAACAGTCCTGCAGCGTACAATGGCTGTCTCCTGTCCTGATTGTGAAGGTCACGGCAGCATCCAGAAGTTTAAGTCCATCACCCGCATAAAGCTGGGTAAGAAGTACAAGGTTGTTGGTGATCCTTATGTTAATCGGAGCAAGTGTAAGGTCTGCACGGGTGTTGGTGCGTTGTATCAGCCCACGGGTGTTGCTGCAGGGCTAAAGCTAAACCCCGCCGGTCCATCTGATGCATCTATCAACGGATTTAAGACCGACAAGGTAACAATGGGAAAACTAATGTCCCAAGCCAAAGCCAAGGGAAATCTACAAGCGCAGATCTTCCTGACTAAGAGTAGTCGCCTAAACGCAGTTAGCACGTATCTTGATAGCTTTGTTAAGGGTGTGCAGATGTGGACACGTCAGGATGGCTTGCTGCACTCCAACTTTAACCAGTGCGTGACAGCAACAGGACGCCTATCCTCATCCAACCCTAACCTGCAGAACCAACCCAAGCGTGGTTTCCCTGTTCGTAAGTCCATCGTCAGCAGGTTCAAAGATGGGTTTATCATGGAGGCCGATTACAGCGGTCTGGAGTTTCGTGTTGCAGGAGAATTGTCACAAGATCCACAGATCATCTTGGACGTTAAGAATGGTAAGGATGTCCACAAGCAGACTGCTTCCATCATTAATCAACGGCTTCCAGAAACTATTAGCAAAGATGAACGCCAGGGGGCCAAAGCATACACGTTTGCCCCTCTTTACGGTGGCACTGGTGCAGGTGAACCTCCGCACATAACTAAATACTTCTCTGAGTTCTTTGAGATTTATTCTGGACTGAAAGATTACCAGAAAGAATTAATGGAGGGGGTCATCTCCACAGGCATTGTTAAGACGCCATCTGGCCGACAATACTACTGGCCGAATGCCCGACGTACAAGAAATGGTAAGGTCTCTCACGCCACACAGGTGGTCAACTATCCTGTGCAGGGCTTTGCCACCGGCGACATAGTTCCACTGGCCTGTATCCGTGCGCAGAGGCTCATGAAACCCCTTAAACTAAGGTCTAAACTGATCCTGACTGTGCATGACAGCATCGTTGTAGACTGCGCCCCTGACGAAGTTGAGCAGGTCAAATCGGTACTCAAAGAGGCGATGGCCGACATTGGTGACGAGCTAGTCACACGTTGGGATTACACTCCCGTACTGCCATTAGATATTGAAATCAGTATTGGTAAAAATTGGCTAGAACAAAGCGAGATTTGTATTGACTAACGCCACTTAACAATGCCATATTGTAATTCCATAAACAGAGGATCTACTATGAACGATCTCACTACCATTGATGCAGAACATCTTGCAAAACTAGACGCCCTTTTGGGTGCGGTCCCAGAATCAGGCGGCTCTGGAATTCGCATGAACGAGCTTAAAATTAACAGCCAAAGCGAGGACGACAATGATAAGCCCCTTCCACGGGGAAGCTTCTATATCAAAGGCACCGAACAAACGGTGTATGCAGAGAAAGTACATTTCCGTCCGTTGTCTCACCACTACCAGTGGCAACACTTCTCTGAAGAGACCAAGAAGATGGTCAGCAAGACACGTCTGATCTCCAGCTTTCGTGAAGAAGCCCGTGATACTAAGGGTACTCTGAAATGTGGTAAGCCGCCATACAAAGAGATTCAGGACATGCCTGAAGAACAGCGTGAGAAGTACAAGGAAATTACTATCTTCCGCCAGGTACGTGGTCTTGTGAGTTATGTAGGTAAAACACAAGACGGTACTGACTTTGAGATCTCTAATGAGCCAGTGATCCTTATGCTCAAGGGGTCTAATTACATGTCGTTTGAAGACGACTATCTGAAAAAGGTTAAGAAGTCTGACAAGCTGTATGATTTTGGCATTGATCTGACTTCATCTCGCCAAAAGAACGGCTCAGTGACGTGGTACACGTTTAACTACGCACCTAATTGGTCTGACAAGTTGCCCATCACAAAACCTGTTTACGACACCATGACGCATATCACTGAGATGATTGCCTCTGAAAACAAGTATGTCGATGAGCAGTACACCAAAGCTATACGGAATGAGGGTGACTATTCTGAGGCCTACGAAGCACTGTCTACTAGCATGGATGCTGACTTCGAAAATGATGAAATCCCGTTTTGAGTTTGCAGGACAGAATCCATAAAGTGATGGATAAATTGTCCAACGGCGAAGGCGATGACCTGACTATTGACGATGCATGGATTGAGGAAAGCGGAGAGGCGTTTAAGGACGCCCTCCGTCGTCAGTTTACTAAGCGGGATGATACCTTCCGTATGCGGATGTCTAACGTCGGTAAGCCTTTATGCCAGTTGCAAATGGGTAAGGCGGGTGCAGCTAAATCCCGCAAGGATTATAACTTTATTGGGCGTATGCTTTTAGGCGATGCAACAGAATGCATTACGGACGTCATCCTGCAGATTGCGGAGGCTAACATCACAGGCGGTAAGTCTAAGGTCACTCTCGAATTAGGTGATCACAAGATTAATGGTGAGAACGATGTTGAGATCGATAATAAGGTCTACGACATCAAATCATCAGCACCGTTTGCTTTCGACACCAAGTGGCGCAAGGGTTACGAAGCTCTCCGTGCAAAGGATGACTTCGGCTATGTAGCCCAGCTTAATGGTTACGCTGAGGCCGGTAAGATTGGTACAGGTGGCTGGATCGTCACAAACAAGAGTACCGGCGAGATCTTGGTGATTGAGGCTGAAGACACTGCAGAAGAACGTGCAACTGTCTTAGCTGATATTAAGATGAAGGCAGATGCACTGAAGCAGAACTGGGCATTTCGTAGATGCTTTGAACCCCAGGATGATTTCTTTAACAAGAAGTTTACTGACTCAAAGAAGCTACCAATGTCCTGCGTCTTTTGTGACTTCCGTGGTGCATGCTGGCCTAAAGCAAAGCTGATGAACAAGTCAGGATCTAAGGCTAAGGAGCCGCCAAAGCATTGGTACACCAGGTATGAGGGTGTTGCTCTCTGATGGCTATATCCACTTCGTCTGCAAAGGCTAAGGGTCGGCGGCATCAGCAGTGGGTAAGGGATCAAATATTAGCCAGGTTTCCGTCGTTGGAACTGGATGATGTTAGGTCAACTTCGATGGGCGCAGGTGGGGAAGACGTACAACTCTCACCTGCTGCTCGGAAGCTGTTTCCATACTCCGTAGAATGCAAAGCCCTCAAAGGCATCGCTGTCTACAAATTCATGGAACAGGCCCAGGCCAACTGCCCCAAAGGCGTCCAGCCACTAGCCATAATCAAAGCCGACCGCCAGAAGCCGCTGGCTGTCGTTGATGCTGAATATTTCTTCGATTTACTGAAGAGGAAACCTTAATGCACCCTGATGACCTAGCACCCAACAGTATGGCAATAGTTATGTCTGCTACTGACAATGAGAGCATGTACGTCGTTACCCTGAATAACTTCTCCGACGCAATGGATGAGGACTTACGTGAGTACCTCATGGATATCCTAACGGGTATTCGGCTCTACATATCCAACGGCGCACCTATGCTGGCTGGCGTAGGGCGCATGCGCAACGACCTAGCCGATCTAGACGATATATTGGCAACGGAACCTGACTTGATGCAGGAGATAGCAGCAAAGTCCATTGCCCTTAAAAAGAAGGGAATGCACTGATGTCCCCTATTCTTGATCGCATAAAAGTGGCCTCTGACGGATTATCCACTTCGTACTATTGCATCCCCCCCCATGCGAATGAACTGCGGCATCTCATTTCCCACAAGGGCATGAGCAAGAGCCGTGGTGACATCTTCAAGGCCTGCTACCGGCTGGGTGAAAAGGAAGGCACTGACACCGCCTATGACCTGAACAAGATGAAATTCTTCATTCAGGATCTGATCGAAATGAACGAGCGTGGAGAGATGCTATGAACTGCTGGCACTGCTCTACAGAGCTAATCTGGGGGGGCGATGACGATAGTGATTCATCTGATGAATACTCAATGGTGACCAACCTGTCTTGTCCTGAATGTCGCTCCTTTGTTGAGGTTTATTATCCTATTGAATCTCATAAAAAGCCTCATTTGATCGAAATGAACGAACGTGGAGAACTTCTATGATGATGCAAGACTACCAAACCCAAGCGGGTAAAACCGCTATCTACTCTGATGCTGATACCATCGTGTACCCCCTCTTAGGCCTCTGCTCAGAGATAGGCGAACTCCAAGGTAAATATAAAAAACTGCTGCGAGACAGCAACGGCCTTATCACCCCCGCATTTCGTGAAGCAATGGCCGCAGAGTTGGGTGACGTGCAGTGGTACGTGGCGCTTCTAGCAACAGATCTTGGGTTCGGGTTGGAAACAGTCGCCCAGATGAATCTGGATAAATTGAACAGCCGAATGGCCCGTGGAGTGATCCAAGGTTCTGGCGACAATAGATAACGGAGACCTATTATGAATAACTATTTACCAACAGACTATCAGGCATTCATCCATACCAGCCGCTATGCACGGTGGTTAGACGACGAAGGTCGCCGTGAAACTTGGGGCGAAACTGTAGGCCGCTACGTTTCTAATATTGTAGCTCCTGTGATTGAAGACACCGCAGTACAGAACGAGATTGCAGAGGCTATCACAGGCCTAGAAGTAATGCCTTCAATGCGCTCTATGATGACCGCAGGTACAGCAGCAAACCGTGATAACACTTGTATGTACAACTGTTCTTACTTGGCGATTGATGATCCCAAAGCTTTTGATGAAGCTATGTTTATTCTGCTGTGCGGAACAGGCGTAGGCTTCTCATGTGAGCGTCAGTACATTAAGAACCTACCAGAGGTTCCAGAGACCCTTTATCCTAGCGAAACTACTATCGTGGTTAAGGATTCCAAGGAAGGTTGGGCAAAGGCCTATCGTCTTCTGATCAGCATGCTGTATGCAGGCGAAATCCCTAAGTGGGATGTAAGCAATGTACGCCCCGCAGGGGCACGTCTGAAGACATTCGGTGGTCGTGCATCTGGCCCAGCGCCTTTGGTTGATCTGTTCAACTTTACTATTGATATCTTCAAGAAGGCCGTGGGAAATAAACTGTCTTCCTATGAATGCCACAGCATCATGTGCAAAATTGGTGAAGTAGTGGTTGTGGGTGGTGTGCGCCGTTCTGCAATGATCAGCCTGTCTAATCTGTCAGATGATCGTATGCGCCATGCAAAGTCAGGAAAATGGTTTGAGACTGCCCCGCACATGGGTCTAGCAAACAACTCTGTGGCTTATACCGAGAAGCCTGATGCTATGTCATTCTTGCGTGAATGGACTGCACTAGCAGAGAGCGGTTCTGGTGAGCGGGGTATCTTCAATCGTGAGGCTGCTACTAAGCAAGCCGCTAAAAATGGACGCCGTGATGCTTCCTACGAATGGGGTACAAATCCTTGCAGCG